GTTCCAATCGCCGCCGCCGAAATAGTGATAGGATCATCAGAAATTACGCCGGTTAAAATTACAATTACATCCTGTTTTATTCGATGATCTGAGGTATTATTACCGCCATCAATAGGATGTTTAGTCGCCTGAGCTGTCCTTGTATGTTCTTCATTTACCGTGGCATCAATAACCAATTTACGGTCAACCTCTATCGTTTTCCCATCATCGGTTTCAACCTCAACTGTGGCTTCAAGAACGACATGCTTTAATTTAGGATCTTTATCAAATATATTTTCCATTACCATGCCACCTGCGGTTTATTAGCCTGATATGTTTGCCGTAAGACCTCGCCAAGGGCATCCTTCACGCCCGCCTGCACGCGCGGGCCTACTTCTTGTATTGGAGTTCCTGCCGGGACATTTACCGAAATCGGTGAATTAATATTAATATTAGATGAATTAACCGTTTGCCCTTGTGGAGTGGGATTCATAACTCGGCCTGGCTGCCAATCAGTTACATAATTTTTTAACTTTTGAAAGAATCCTCCTCCTTCTTGCTCACTCCATGATCCATACCTTCGATCAGTTCTTTTACCCACATCAAATTTAAAATAGTCAGGCTTGCTTACAACTTCCTTTATTGATTTGAATAAATCTATAATACCCTGTAATGCTTTTCTTGTAGTCTCAAACGCTTCAGGGAATTTATTTTTAAACGCATCGACAATTAACGCTGTAATTGAATCATCACCCTTGAAAAATCGATAAATATCTTCAAGGATTAACAATAAAGCAAGTACACCCACACCAATAAGGAGAGGCACAGCAAACATGGCTATTTTCGCAGCGATAGCCGCAGCTCCTAAAGTTTTAAAGGCCAAAACCAGACCAAAAATCCCTTGAGTTATTAACCCTATGCCATAGACAAACTTTAAAGCTATAAAGCCAGCCAGGGCCATAACTGTGTATTTGATGATACGTTCAAGTCCGCCGAAGGCATCAGCTAAAGTTTTAACTGTAATCACTGATCGTTTGACTATTTCATAAAATAATTTGATATATTTAATCAGAGTTTTAACAACTTTTTCTAATTTTAACTTGATAAATTCCCTATTTGCCCCTACATATTCCTTTGCCTTTTTTATCAAATCAGTCATTATAGGGATAAGGCCTAGCCCTATTTGATTTTTAATCCCTCGGATAATGGCCATAAGTCTGACAATGGAATCATTAAACTCCTCTGCTGCCTGTGCATCCTGATCGCCTATAACATACCCTAAATCAACAGCCTCTTTTCGTAATGCTGCGACACCTTTGGCCCCTTGATTAAGTAAGGGAATTAATTTTGCTCCTGATCGCCCGAATAAATCTGTAGCATAAGCAGTTTTCAAAGTGCCGTCTTCCATCACCGCAAATTTATCTGCTACATCTGATAAAATCTGATCCGTGGTTTTAAGTTTCCCTTCTGCATTAGTAATGGAAACCCCCAGGGAATCGTATACTCTTTTATAGGTCAACAATCCAAGGCTTGCATCATTGGCGCTTTTGGCTAATCGCCTGATAGAAGCCCTCAATTCTCCTTGTTTTATACCGCCGATACTTGCAGCGAATTCTAATTCCTGTAGAGCTTCGGTAGTTAATCCAAGTGCCTGAGCTGTTTTCCTGGCATCATCGCCGGTATTAGCTACGCTCCTGGCCAAGACTATAAGACCACCGGCCGCAGCAGCAAAGGCCCCTGTCATCATAAGGACAGAAGATTTGACGCTTTTAATGCCTGAATTAAGCTGTTTGATTGGTTTTTCGTCAACATCAAACCCGATTCTGACGAAAAGGTCTCTGAGCGAAATTCCCATTTAAAATCATCCTTTTACTTTTGCGTTTCTTTCTGCCTGTTTCCTATAAAATTCATCTGCCTCTTGCTGTATATCTAGCGCCTCATGTGCATCGGCTAAATCACATATTGACCAGTGGGTTTCAATCTCTTCCAGGGTGGTAATATGAGCCAATACAGGCCGCCATAGATATAAATCTACGTTGCAGATTCCGGGTTTATACTCGCCTTTTTGAATATTTTTAAGAAGTCGAGTTTTCCGCCGAAAAAATCACCATACTCAACCTCCATAGCCGCAAAAACCACCTTAAAAAGATGTGGTAATTTGCCTGCAAAAAGCTCATCAAAAGATTTAGAGACTTCACCCTTTCCTTTATGGATTGTCTGGGATAGCAGGGTATCGATAATATATTCAACATTATCATCGTCTAATCGATCACAGATCCCGGAAACGATAACACCGATATTGACATTAGACCCTAATATATCCTCGATATCCTTTGAATTATCTAATCCATTCGTATCCATACCCAATCCCATCGGCCCGCCAATAAGCTTAATTATGCGGGTCAGACATTTCATGCTTTGCCTGGGATTAATCTGGTAGAAAGTATATTGTTCACCATCAATAGTTTTCGTTTTTGATTCTCTCGCCATTAATTATTGCCTCCTGCAACAAACGGATCTGGTATTTCTCCTTTTATTGTCCATTCCCTGGTCCCTGCCTCTGCCCCGAACTCAGAATCAGGAATTTTCATGATAGTCCCCTCCGGCATAACAGCAACAGAGGCTCCACCTTTATCAATCACAGAGCAGGCCAAAAGAGACCCGGCTAATTCGTGCGCTGATAAAGTAGCGTTATCTGCCGATGCCTGGGGATTGATTAAGGTGATTGTCCCTAATTTACCGGCATTTTTAGTGCGGGTAACTTCGCCCTGCGTTCCCTCAGTCATAACAAATCGGTCATTATCACGGGACACGGTGACGGTATTCCATGTTTTCATGATTGACCCGCCGATAATTACCACTACCTGAGTCGGGTCATACGTTTTAACGCCCATAATCTATCTCCTTATTTATTTATACCTGTAATTTCCCTGTGATTGTGACCTTATGAATTGCTCCGGATAGCGTAGCCGAAAAAGTAACGCCATTCAGCCACCTTACTGCTTTTTCTGATGCCTCGACATCGTCAATGTCTGGAACGGTAACAACTAAAGTATTCTCGGCAATAAATCCATCATCGACCTTCTTTTGAACTCGGTATCTGATAGCGTTTTCAATAACGCCAATTCCGGGAGTTGTGAAGGGTATTTTTTCGGCATTAACCAGCAGAGTATAAATATCTTCAGCTAGGGCAACCTGTAATTCATCAGCGCCCCGAATAACATCAATATACTCACCTGAGACAACTACCCCCTCAGAAGAAATAACACTGAGCCCGGCAATTGATTCATAATAATTTCCTTCCTTTGCTAATACATATCCCACCTCGGCAGTTGTTAAATCATCGGCTGTAATTCCTGCAAGATTCTTAAATTTCCATGTGGTCGAACCCGGAGTCTTTGGCAATTGTAAACCTGCCCAACATGCATCCGGATAGTTGGCATAATCACTGCTATAAATTATAGCTGTTCTATCATAAGAGAGGTCTTGCAACTCTGAGACAATATCATCGTCAGCACTTGTGATAACAACGGCATCACCCGTGCAAGCAAGGTAAAATTTGGTTAATAATTCAATAGCCGCAGCGCATAACAAAATATCGGCCTTGGTCCTGGTCACGGTCAATAGACAATACCAATCATCATCAGCTATTCGACAATTAGCTATGGCCTCAGTCCATGTTTCTGTTGCCGATCCATACTGTGTCATTGTGGCTACGCAGGCAGTAACCCCGGTAAGAGAGGTAATAACCGGTCCACTGATTCTAAAATCATCAGCAGCATCAGCTCCGGTAAATTCTATTGTATAACCGGTTGAATATAATCCTGTAACTGTAACTGCCGTAATCCCGTCCATAGCCTCTAAAACGGATTTTATTGTTGCGGTATCATCATTGGCAGCATAGGTTATGCTCCCGGAAGTTACCGCCGTTGCTCCAGCAATTGAAACATCAAGCGTCCATGTCCCGGCTGATGGAGTGCCCGTAAACGCCAAGGTACATTTAGAATTAACATTAGCATATTTACGCCCCACTTTGAACGAAGGCGGGGAATATTCCTGAGCCAATAATTTAGCCGCCATTTTATACAATTCATCAGTCGTGGCATAACCAGCCGTTACCATCTCGGCTAAAGTCGAATAGGATGTAACCCGGTCATAAACCTTGTAATCCTCACCCAATAAAAGAGGGGTCCCAAATCCTGTCCGGGTAATTTTAGCCGTTTCCCTGCTAATCGTTATTGCTACAACATCGCTTACTTGTGTGCCCATATTTTTTATCTCCTTTAAGAAAAACAAAAAAGGCAACTATGCGAGAGGTGCAGCCCTGCACGGTTGCCTTTCTTGTACTACAATGTTTTATTTATGTTTTTAAGCTTCTATATCAACCGTCTCCTCATTCACGAAGCCGCCCAAATCACTTTCAAATGTAACCTTTCTGATTTCTCCTATCTCGGCATCAACCGCTTTATTATAAGAGAAGAAGAAATCTGTTGAAACCCTGTGCTCGAATTTTGTATCGAGTAAAGTGGTTAAATCTACAGGGTCCGAATTCCCCCAGAGTGCAAACCCGGCTATCCTTAACCCAGCCCGATATGTTTCCAGCTCCAAAGAATTTATAAGAGTCTCCATATACTCTAAATACGCATCATTAGCATATATATTGCACGATAAAGTAATAGCTTTCCTGAAATTATAGGTAAAAGTATCGGCTGATTTATATATTTCATCAGCCTTACCTATCTTCCTTGGTGATCCGGATAAAATATTCATTGTGGCATAGGGCAAAGTAGGCCGTTTTGCCCCAGGTTTATCCCATATGGTAGTTATTCCTGTTGCAGCATAAACCCAGGTATAAATCGCTAATTCTTTGGCCTCATTTAACCTATATGCCATTATTATTACTG